GGCTTGTGCGGTTGACGTTGCCGTCGCCTCGGGTTTCTTCTGCCCAGCCGGTTGAAATCAGGACGTCATTGACCCACAGCTCTGCGCGGAACACGCAGCGGTTCTCCTGATAGTGCACCAGGTGGGTAATAACGCGTGGCTGGCCGTCAGTGTTTTCTAGCCAGCGTGCGAGACGTGTTGCTACCGGCTCGTAATCGTCAAGGTTGAAGCCCATCAGCAAGCCCAGCAATACCACTCGTCGTTGCTTTTGTGCCACCCGTCAGTTTCGGCGGCTTCCAGAGGCCGATCACGTTCACCGTCATAGGTAGCAGCAATGCCGCAAAGACAACAGAGCAAACGCCAACAGCCGCGGCTGGCTTGCGGCGTAAACATGTCGGACGTGTCGGGATTCATATCGGGTCTCCTAACTTGTCGGGTTATCGCCGTCCCGAACATCGAGGCGGCTAATGCGCTTCACCATAGCAGTGGGGATGCACAGCATGTGGTCCACGGTGCCGTCAGGGCCCGTCGACTGGCAGATGCTGATGTGCTCAGGCTTGGTGTCCACGGGCATCCAAAAGCCGACCGACACGCAGATCGCCGGATCCGTGTCTAGGTCCTCGACGTGTGTCCAGCCGGTCGTGTTGGAGTGGGCGTCATGCCACAACACCATCACCATCGGCCATTCGGTCCACTCGGTCAGTCCAGCCATAGCACGTACTCCGACGCGACCCTACCTGCCTTCGGATCAATGAAATGCAGCCTCTGGCTGGGTTTCGCCTGGGCGGCTAGGTGTTCGGCAGCGTAAATGTTGCCGGACTCTGGGCTACCCGTAATAAACACACGGTTCCCGTTGCCAATGGTGATCGAGGCTGGGTTGTGCCAGTGGCCCATGTAGCAGTCGTGAAACTCGGGGACGATGCCAGCCGCCCACGACGACACCCGTTTGATAATGCCAAACAGGGGGGTGCCGGAATAGGTGCGGATCTCGTCACCGTGCACCAGCAGCACCTTGTATGCGCCGATGCTGAACGTCTGATGCCATGCCTCGGACATTTGCCAGGTCACGTTGGTCAGGTTGGCTGTCCGGTCTTTGGCGATCTGGTAGGCCATCCGGTCGACGTTGTCGCCTTTCGGGCCTTCCCCGTATTTGCCAATCCGACCGTGGTTGCCGTACTCGCAAACCACACGGACCTTGGCAAAGTTCTCGGCAAACGTCCTGACCAGCAGCTCAATGGAGGCGGTCGCCGCGAAGAGCTGCCCGAAGAGGGTGCTGTCCAGTTCCCATGCCTGCCCAGGGAAGATCGTCGTGCCCTCCACCATGTCGCCACCCAACATCAGGACGCACTCGTCCACTGGGTGATCCTTCCGCTGGATGTCGGTAATGCCGACGACCTTTCGGGCTAGCCGCTCGATCCGTTCCTGCGCGATTTCAACGTTGTACGACTCGGTACGTTTCCCGATCTGCCAGTCCGTTGCGTGCACCAGAGCGACTTCTGCGCCGGCCTTGCTAGTGCTCTTTGCTGGTGGCTTGCCTGGCACATAGGTGATTGCCGCGTCTTTGGCGGCACGGTAAACCGCGGCAACCAGCATCCGGTTCCCTGTCGTGGCTTTCGCCAGTTGAGCCTGTGCTCGACGTAGCGCTCCGCGGAGGGCGTCTAGTTCCTGCTCGTGGTTCGCTTCATCTCGAAGGGACATAGCCAGCCGTTTCTGCGCGAAGCCGATAAACCGCGTGCCGGTCAAGGACGATGCCACGCTTGGCAAACACCTTCATGACTGCGGTGCCAGGGTAAAGGTCGCCTCGACGCAGCAGCTCATCCCATTCGGCACGTTCGTCCGCTGGCAAACCGTTTAGGAACTCTCGGGCTGTGGTCAATGGGGACACCATCGCCGCTGCCTCGTCCAACACGGAGGGGCGCTTAGTCATGGTCGGCCGCTTTGCAGGTTGGGCAAATTGCACGGACATGCGACCGGTCCTCAATGATGGCCGTCCAGCGTTGCTCGCGTAGCGCGCGGTACAAGTCAACGGCCCGTTCGCTGTCCGTCACGCTGTTGCTGCGGTAGCGCAGCTGCACCGTGTTGTCGCAGTAGGTGCACACCATGAAATGGTCAAACCATCGGGACACACGCCGCCGTCCGCCTGCGTAGGTGAATCCGCGGCTCATGCGGCCTCCTCGTTGGGAGCATCCCACCACAGGTCACCCCACACGGCTGACGGGTGCACGCCGAGCTTGTTGATTGCGATCTTGTCGGCTGCCCATAGCGTGATACCGCCGTATTTGCGCCACTGGTAAAACTGTCCGTGGTTGATGCCGAGGTTTTTGAGGGCTTGGTTGATTGACAGGTGCTGATGCTGTTGCAGCAACGGCTCGAGCGGCAGCCGATAGGCAGGTTTTGGTCCCTTTGCCATCAGAAGATCACCTCGTCACCGTCGTCAGGCCGGTCGGCGTTGATGACCACGTCACCCATTGCGACGGTCAACTTGACCAGCTGCTGCCACAGTTCGCTGATCTGCAAGCGGAGCAAACGCAACTCGGTTTCCAGTTGCTGTTCCCGAACGGTCAGAGGCTTGTACGGCTTAGTGCTCGGATGCTGGGTGATCGAGTCAACCAGGTCCTTCCACAAGTGCTGGAAGTTTTCGTTTTCCATGTCGGGTTCCTTTCGGGTTACTTGGCGTCTTTGGCTGTCGCCCAAGGGCCCCAGCCGTTGCCGTGCTTGTCTTCAGAGTATTCCCAGATGGCAAGCGCAGCGCGGATGTTTAGCGTCGCGTGGTACAGATCGTCACACGACTCGAGGACGCCCTCATCCTGTAGCCAGCCGCGCTCCGTGTACCGGTTGGGCAGGCACCAGAACTGGTTGATTTGGAACAGGCCGACCGAGCCGCCATTCGGGTCACGAGGGTTCGCGACCCACGGGTAGCACCTGGACTCGCGCCACGCGATCTCCGTGCCATACGCCAGTTCTGATGCAGGCCAGCCCTGCTCCAGCATGATCTGGGTGACGTCGTCGCAGCTCACGATGGTGGTGCGCAGATACGCGGTCGTGGTTGGCGGTGTGGGCACCGTCGTGGATGCCGGTAGTCGGGGCTGTATGGCCTCAAAACTCGCGTCTGAGGGCTCTGGCAGGGGTGGGAGCGCCCAAAGGGCACCACCCGTAAATATGAGGGCTACGAGCCCTCTAACGATTTGCACCATCATTTACCTCCAGCTGATACGGGGCACCCCAGCTGCCGTCGAGTTGCTCGAAGCAGAGGAGGCCGTGCGTGAACTTGCCGGTGGAGTCATCGAAGAACACTTGAACCATGGCTCTCTGCCCACGCTCCATGCGTGTGTCCAGTCTGAGATAGCGGACAGCCATCGGGTTCCTGCCTTCCTTGCCTTCCATCGGTGAGCCCACCCTAGCGGAGGGGGGGACGGTCAGCGTGGGATTTCTGGGAAGATTGACGCCCAGGCTTTGCGGACGGTGGATGCGTTCTGCGCCATCATCGGGCTGATCTCAACGTGGTACCAGTCTCCGCCTGGTGCACCGGACACGGTTTTGGTCTTGTATACGAGCCAGTCCTGCCGGTCGCAGCGCCATGCCCGACCGTGTGGTTCTGGGAAATAGTCGATCAGCATCTCGATGCCGAGCGTGTTGGCGTGGGTGATAACCCGATCCAGCCAGTCGAGGGTGGCGGCACGGCCTGACGGGTTGTTGGGATGATGTGCCCGTTTCCGGTAGGACAGGTCAACTGCGCGGCCGGTGGCGTGCACGCTCATGTCTTTCTTGCCGCGCATCTCACGCACCCCATATGCGCCGTTATTCCACAGGGCGTTGTTAGAGCTGCGCCGAGCCTCGATAATCCACTGCTGCAGGCCGCCCTTGATGCCAGGGGCGATGCCATCCATCCCCGTGTAGGGACGGGAGAACGGGACGCCAGGTCTAGCTGGTGCGCCCATAGGCCGTGTCGTTCGGGTTCAGCCAGCGGAGCACCACTGGCACGACTGCGATCAGTCCTGCGGTGACAAGGCTGCGTGGTGACAGGTCACCGGTCGCGGCAACGGTCAGGACGCCTGCGAGGAACACTCGAGCCCATGAAGCCAGCATCCGTAGATCCTTGTCAGGTATGCGCATCTTTGTCTCCAACATGTTTGTCAAGTTTATGGCTGATACGGGTGAGCAGCCAAATGACGTCGCCGTGGTCTGCTTTGTTGGCTTTCGCCATCTTCTGGATTAATGCGATGACCACACCGAAGCCGCCGGTAATGAACGCCACAAGTACCGGCACCCACATGGCACTACTCGGCGCCGATGACGGGCTGCTCAGCCATAAAGTCCTGAACCAGCGTGATCCGCTTGACTTCTGCCGGCGTTGCAGGACGCTCAACGTCGTCTACTTGCACCATGATGGGGTCAGCCATTGGGGTCTCCTAGTCTCGGTAGCCGTAGACGTACACGGTGCCACCGGTGTGGGTAGTGGTGGCGAGCGACGTGATCGTAAAAGCCGTGTAGGACGTCGTGTTGTTTAGGTAGCCGGCTCCTGTGAGGCCGTAACCGGTCGTCAACATTGAGACATACGAGAACGCGATAGCGGTTTCGTCGGCTGCAAACGGACGGAAGATGTCCGCGACCATGTTGAGGCTTGACGTTGACTGTCCGCCGCACGTCCACGCCGCACCGTTAGAGACGTTGGCCGCTGCCGCGGCTCCCGCAAAGGTTGCGCCTTGCGCGGACTGATAGTAGGCAGACGTTGTTGCGCCCAGCGTGAGCGCAAAGTTGTTGTTACCGGTGTTAGCGGAGGACACGCCGCCAGCGACCACGATCCGGTAGTTCTCGTAGTCCGCGGAGAATGCGCCTGTGACCGTGGTTGTAGTGACTGCCGTGCCGATTGTCTGGGTCTTGATGAGCCACAGGCCGATCGCGTTCATTTGGGCGGCCGTGAGGACTGATCCGGCTACAAAGTCTGGGGGGACTGCCATGGTGCTCCTTAGGCTAGGGCGTTCAAGTCAAGTATGCCGGACACCGGATCGTCCAAGACCAGCGCAATCACCACGGTAGTCGGCGTCGTATATAGGCGAGTCGTCATGCCACGGTCAAACGAGATCCGATGCTCGATGCCCTCAACCGACATTTCCTGAGACCGGCTAGTCGGCGTGCCACCGATAATGATTTGCTTCTCAATCTGTACTGCGTCGCCCACCTCGATGATGGCAACCTTGTCCCGTTCGGCAGCGGTCAGACTCCCGTAAAAGGTTTCCAGATGGTCAAACCGGTAGTCAGGTTCTGGGAACAGCAGATAGTCCGCCAGGTCGAGGGCTGCCGTGTTGTCGTGCAGCAGGCTGCCGTCAATGTAAAGCGCTTTGATGAAATATTGGGCTTGCGACGCCAGATCCTCGGCCACCTGTTGGCTGCCGCCAGCCGGAGTAACAGCCACCCTGTTCACGATGTCCTCCGCAGCAAACGTAATACCCAATGCCCGATATGGGATGTCCGCAGGGTTCGTGTCAGAGAACACAGCTACCGGATTAGACAGCACCACCCCGATCCGGTTCTGTGACACCAGCACACCCTCACGGTCCACAAAGATCCGGCCGCGTTCCGCGGAATAGGTGATCTCGTCGAAGTATGCCTTGACGTTGGTTCCTTCGGCGATCGCATAGGTACTGCCGCCGCCCAGTTCCACAGTGCCGGTCGCGATGCTCCGTGCAACACCCGTCGGATAGGCAACCTCGGCACGGTCAAGGATCGCTGCGACCCGTGCGCCCGTGAGCTCCTTGGTGGGGTTGTGCGCCGTCAAAAAGGTTTGCGCCAACCGGTACAGGTTATCCACGCAGAACACGGTGACCGTGTTGGTGCCGCCCAGCGCAAAATTGTATTCGTAGTTCACGATGAACCCGACGAACAGCAGCTCTGCGTTGTTGGACGCGTCATACCTAGTGAACCTGACCAGCCGGCCAGGGGCAAGGCCAGGAACATCGGCGATGTCGTCGTAGTACGGGCTGTCCTCGTCAAACGGGTTGAACAGGCCGTCGGCTGCAGTGTCGTTCAGAACGAAGCTCATGGTGCCGGACGGAAACGGGTCGTCAATGTCCTTGCGGCCGCGGTTGATGTTGACGGACAGGACGCCGTCCGTAATGGATGCGTAGGCGGTCGTGCCGTCCAGTACGCCAGGTCCGTCAAGGGTGCCACTGTTGGCAGAGTCCAGCCGCATGGCGTCCGGGCTGAACCCGATGTCAACCTCAAGGTCGAAGATGCCTGCGTTGGGGACGGTTGCGGTGGGCATTAGCGGATGGCGATATCGGCAGGGCCGGACACGTTCGTGTACTGCTTGATCGCGTCAACGACGGCATTACCGATCTCGGCGGACGTGGCGAGACCGCCGTTGACGTTGATGGTGAACCCCATACCTGCGAACGGGTCGTACCCGGCAAGGAAGTCTGCAGGTGGCTGATAGTTGGACAGGTCAAGGGCAAGACCCAGCGACGAGAACGACGGTCCTGAGCCGCCACCGTCTGAAAGTGCCATACCGCCGGAGCGACCACCAGACCGGCTACCCGAAACACCGGCAGGACTAATGCTGGGGATGCTGGGCAGCGACGGCACCAGCCGGTTTGCGCCACCGGTCACAGCTGCCGGTGGACCCAACGTGCCTGGCGTCGAAGTTGTTGAGGTCTTGCCAATCGTGATCTTTGGCAACCCGACCATGCCAGCAAGAGCGTTGTAGGCGTCAATGATGCCAAGCAACGGAGACAGCATCCGGCTGATCTGGTCGATGGCCGCTCGCACCGGCAACACGAGGTTTTGAAACTGGGCGCGGAGGCCGGCTATCGCAGCGGTCGCGGCGATCGTGTACGTCGTAAACGCCACGACTGGGTTGGCGTTCATGGCGAAGTTCAGTGCAACAATCGCAGCCGTCGTGCCACCCACGACGTAGGTCAGTTTGACGAGTTGGTCGGTGTTTTTGCCAGCCCAATCGGCGAACCGTTGGATGACCGGCAAGATTGACTCAAGCACCGGTAGGAACGCTGCACCCAACGATTCGGTCGCCTCGTTCATGCTGTTACGAAAGATCTGCATCTTCCCAGCCGCTGTCTCAGCGTTGGCCGCTGCAGCCCCACCGAAGGTTTGGGCGAGGACGCGCATCACCTCGTCAAGCGACGCGCCCTCCTTGATAAGAGCAGCCATCTCAGGCGACAGAGAACGTAGGCCGCGCATGTTGCCGGCGTATGCCATAGCCAGCGCCTCAGACACCTGCACAAGATCGCGGTTTGTGGCGATGCTGATGTCCGTTGCCAGATTGAGGGTGCGTTGGGCTGCGTCAATGTCTTTCGTGCCACGGACGAGAGCTGCCAGCGCAGGCCGCAGCTGGTCATCCGCGACACCGGTCGCTCGGGACAGCGTCGAGATGTATTGCTCCGACGAGGCAATCTGGGCGTCGGTGGCATTGATCGTGTTCTTTAGGGCTTTTGCCAACTGGGTTTGTGCCTGGGCATCTTCCATCGCAGCTTTCGTCGCCAAACTGATACCGGCAGCCAAACCAGCAAACGCAACGCTTGACGCCATCGCGGCTTTCTTGAGCGCAAAGTTGGCTTTAGCCCCAGCGCCCTCCAGCTGCTGAAACTCTTTTATAGCCTTTTTGACACCCTTGCCGTCAAACTCGGAGATGATGGGGATTTCAACTGCCATTACAGGTCGCTTTCGATCTTTCGGCTGACGTCGAGGATAAGACGCTTTAGGTTGTCGGTGACGCCACGCCGAGCCTGCTTGTAAACCTCGCGTCCGATGATGCGTGTTCGTCCAGGCTGAATCAGCGCCCAGCCTCGGTTGGATTCGGCGTCGAGGGAGAACTGGAGTTTGTTGATATCTCGACGGCCTGCAGTCTCAAAGATTGCAGCGGCTGGATCGCGTTGCTGAATCTTCAGCACGCCGACCGCATTACGTCTGGTGTCAAACTGTAGGCGCACGCCACGCTTGGCTTTCGCCACGTTGAACGGGAACACCTGCCTACCGCGGTCGTCCCATTTGCGAGCCATACCCGACAGCGGCACCTTGTCATAGCGTGCCCGTACCGCGTCAATGGCTGGCTGCGCCAAAGTCTGCGCTTCCGCCCTAAACGCCTTCGACAGCTCCGGCTCAACCTTCCGCAACGTCGTCAATACGTTCTTGACGTTTGCCACGTCAATCGTTGCGCTTGCAGGCACTAGGTTCTCCGTTTGTTGCGTTCCTCCAGCACCTTACCGACCGTCAACAGGTCGTCGACATCAAACGGCACGTCGGGCGGCCACCAGCGGACAGCGACCAGCAGCTCTGCTAGGCCGCGTCGCCAGGTGCCGCTTCGGTAGGGTTTGCTGGCTCCTCGACGATCACGTCAAGGTTCTGGACCTTCTTGATGAAGTCGTCCAGCACGGCCGGCACGACGATCGCCTGACTCTTGGATGCCTCCCACGCAAGGAACAGCAGATCCTCAAAGCCGATGCCGTTCATGAGGTTTGACGCTTTGTTCTTGTAGCGCCGTTCCCACGCCACCAGATCCTTCAAGGAGGTGGTGACCTCTACTGGTTCTTGGTCGGCAAGGTTGTAGCGCAGCGTGTATTTCATGTGGCTCTTCCTGTCGGGTCGGCTGAGCCGACGATTACGGGGTTACGTCTTTGGTGTAGACGCCACCGACGAACGTGACGTCGACGGTGCTGAGGTTGCCCATTGACGCGTTGATGACCGGCAGCTCGCCTAGGTAGGCGCCCGTCAGGGTGAACCCTGGGTTGGTGGCACCGTCGGCTGCAGAGGTCGGCTTGACGATGACCGTGCACACGCCACCCACCACGTTTTCCAACGTCGCAAACGTTTCAGACGTGGCATACGACATGTAGAACGTCAGCGTCACCTCGTGGTTGCCGAGACCGTTGACAAACTTGCGAGCCGTGTCACCGAATGCGGTTGCCTCGAGCGCGTCGTAGCGCTGCGTGAACGTGGCCGCGGTGCACTGGTCGGACAGATCCACTGCGTTGACAGTGACGACAGGGTTAGAGAGGTAGGTGCTGGTGGGCATTGGGGGTCTCCTTCTTGGTTTCTACTCTACGGCTGTCAGGCTGTTTGGGCTTGCATCTTGACCGTCAACTCGTAGGCAGGCGCGTCGACGCCGCCGATCGCGACGGAGGCTGGGCGGCCGTCAATCACTGCCACGTTCTTGGCCATGACCAGCGCCACGATGGATAGCAGTTGGTCGAGGGCGTCTTGGTTGCCTGGGCCCGATGAGATGATGGTGCACGGCACGGACAACTCAACAATGTTGTAGTTCCACGCCGTAAACGATGGGGCGCCGATGAGGACGCAGCCAGGGGTGATGTTCCGCGGATCACGGACCGCAGGGACACCGGTAATCGTTGCCAGCGTGGTTTGGAGGTCGTCAAGCGCCTCATTTATGAGACCGGTGCCAGGCATTAGGCGATCGCAGGCCGGTCAATGCCAAGCAGCTGCTTGACCATGGCTGGCAGCGCCACGACGGTGGGGGTGCCCATGCCGTCAAACGTGGCGTACGTGTCGCCGGACGAGCCGCGGGCACGGTACAGGGCTGCACCGTACATGAGAACGCCCAACTTGACGTCCGCCGATGGAACGACCGTCAACGAGTCGACGTACGAAGCCTCCATTCTGCGGCGCCAGCAAAACTGGTTGGCAGCCTCACGGGCCTGCCCGATCAGCGTCGTGTCATTGGCAGATGCGACCGTGATGTTCAGGTAGTTCGTCAGTTCCTGCGTTGACACCCACGTGCAGGTCGGCGTATAGGTCACAGTGCCCGACGCGGCCTGCCGCTCCACCGTGGCAGCCGTTTTGGCGTACAGCACTTGGTTGGTCAACAGCACCGAGTAGTCGTAGAGCAGGTCACCCTCGTCGTCGACGCCAATCAGCAGGTACTGGGGCAACGCATACACCGTGTAGGTGCCATTGAACGTTGCGTCGACGCCGGTGACAACGATGGACCCACCGACCTCAAGCTCCGTCGCAGTGAGGAGCCCGAGGACGGCGTAGTTCTCTGTCAGCTGTTTATGTGTGACCGTGTAGGCGGCCATGCTGGCCTCCTACCGTGTTACGACTTGACGATCTTGACGAACTTGGTAGCGTCCGCCATGAACGTGGCGACGTAGCCGCGGAACGCGATCTCGCGGGCCAGCTTGGACGGCACGTCAATGCTGATGGCGCCCTTCTGCTGCTCGTAGAACTCGAAGCCTGCGGCGGGGCCGGCTGCGTGGCCGACGACGCCGTTGAGGCCACCGGCACCGGTGCCGCCAGCCATGTTCTTGTCCACGACGAGGACGAGGCCCAACGGGTTGCCGTTCCACGACGTTGCGGACGACGTGCCGAGCGCGTTCTGCCCGTTGAGGCCGGTTGCGCCGACGAACGGGAATACCGGACGGTCCTGATCGTCGACCAGCATTCCGAGCTTCGCCCAGATCAGCGGTGACACGAAGTAGTGCGTGGGCAGGTAGTTTGAGACGTTGCTGATCTGGTAGGCGGCACCGTAGATGCACTCGATCAGGTCCTTAGCCGTGTACGCACCCAGCGTCTCCGACTGCGTGGTGCCAGCAACCATCTGGTCAACCGCATAGTTGTCGGTGGCCTGCCCGTAGGCAATGGCGAGCTGCTGGAGCACGATGTTGAGCGACGCCGGGTCGGTCCAGTCAAGGTCCTGCTCCGACATGCGGACGTAGGTGCCGAACGTCAGCTTGTTGACGTTGTTGTTGGACACCTCAACCAGCGACGGGTCAAGCGTGTTGTTCTGACCGGTCGGCTGCTGGGTGACCGTGGGGCGCACCGAAATCTTCGGGCGGCGGAACGTGCCACCGGCCTCCGGCATGGCGCGAGTCCCGATCGCACTGACGAACGGCCTAATGGGGTTCAGCGAGTCGTACACGCTGCCCGTGATGATCTCCGGCAGGATGCCGGGGGTCTCCGCCGTGGTGATGTCCGGCGCAGCAGCCTGGATGTTGGCGTTGAGCTGCGCGAAGTCGGCTCCGCCGCGGGAGAACGACGCCATGTATTCGGCGGGGCTGGGGAGCCTGAACGCGGCCTTCGGCTGGGCAAACACGGCGCTCACGCTGGACGCTTCAATCACTGCGGGGGACTCGGACACTTCAATCTCCTTGGGGGTTGCTTCATCCGTCACGATAGCGACGTCTGGGGTTTCTGTGTGGATTTCCTGTGCGGCGGCAGCGACGTCGGTGATCGCGGCACCAGCGAACGCCGGCACTGGCACCATGCTGAGCTCAAGCCAGTCGGCAGCGGTGATGACCATCACGCCGTCCTTGTCGTACTTGTACTTCGTCGGATTGACGCCAACCGAGACGGAGTCGAGGACGCCCTCCATCGCAAGGGTCAGCGCTTCGTCGCCAGCTGCGGTCGCTGCGATCTTGGCGGAAAACAGCATGCCCTCCTCGGTGTCGACGCGCTCGGTGACCAGGCCGACCGGCTGGCTTGCGTCGTGGTACAGGAACAGTTTGGGGGCCTTGCCCTCGGTGGGCAGTGCGCCCTTCTCAAACCGGACTTCGGTGCCGTCGGTCACGGTGGCTGACACGCCGTAGGGCACTGCGATACCAGTGATTGTGCGCTTGGGTGCGCCGTCCGGTGCAGCTGCGTCAATAGTAATGGGAGCGGTGAACTTCAGCATTAGGCAAGCCTTTCCTGGGTGTTTTCTTCAACCTCCGGCATCGCCGCCGACGGTGTCACTGACTCAAGGTAGTCGTCAATGTCGAACTTGACGCCGGTGCCGTGTGGCAGCACGTTGTCCGACGACAGGGTCTCCTCGATGCACGTGATGAGCGGCTTGAGGCCGAAGATGTACAGGTCTTGCCGCGCGGACTCGGAGTTGGTGTACGAGTACGAGCCGGTGGCGATGCCGAGCAGGTAGGGCGGCACGCCAATGGAGCGGCACAGGTCCTTAGAGCTGTACTCGATCGATTCGTTCAGCATCATCTTGTCCGGTGTCGCAAACGACTCCTTGACCTCGATGAACTCGTTGACTGCGGCTGTCTGGTTGTTGATTCGTGCCTGGTCAAACGCTGCGGCAAGGTCAGCCAGTTCCTGACCGGACAGCGGTTCGCCACCAGTCTGACGGAGCACGACGCTCGGAATGCTGGTCAGCGCGTTCCGATAGCGCGCCTGCTCCAACTTCAGCGCCGTCTCAATCGCCTTGGGGGTCGTGTAAATCAAACCTTGGTTAGGGCTAATAAACTGAATGACGTCGCGGTAGTCCACTGGCATGCCGTTGAACTCAATCTGCTTAGACGGGCCGTAGAACACGCCACCGTTTGCCTGCTGGTCAAGCGTGGTCACCATGTTGGACGGCATACGAGTGAAGTTCTTCGGGTAGCCGTCCGCGTACCGCTCGGTCACAAAGAGAAAGCCTCGACCGAAGAACAGCAGGTCATCGGTCAACCACGCGAGCAAAAAGTTGTTCGAGACGCCCTTGTCAAGACGGGCCAGCCATGACCGTGGAGCCTGCGACACCTGCTCCATGTCGTCGCCGTTCCACATCCACCGGTACTCCTCCAACTGGAGGCTGGAGATCGTGCCGCAAATCAAGTCACGGGCACGAGTCACCGTAGGAATGCTCATCGCACGTCGACGCGCCTCCGACGTTGCGTAGACCGTGAAGTTCCCGATCTCCTTAGCGCCGACGTTCATACCGGAGCCGGACGCAGCGGCTTTCTGCACTGGGTGCGAACGGGGGAAAAGTGGCATGGGTTCAGTATGGCGTGTAAGTGCCTCCGGTGACGGGCAAGCAGCGGACCCGATCCCGACGAAAGGCAGCTACCAGGGAGGTCGCCACCGGAGGCAAGGCGGAGGTTAGCGGTTGGCAGTCACGATCATTGGTTTACCGGTGGCTTGCGGCCGACTTGTCATCGCCGCAGCCCACACCATGCATCGTGCCAACTCAATCGGCCCTGGCGACCGCTGGCTGGATAGGGCTACCGCATTCTGCGACCTGACCGCCACGGCACGCTGCACATGCTCCGCCAGCATCGCCTCCCCAGTGTGCACCAGCACGCCCTGATCGATGAGCTGCTTGACCGCGACCGTCCACTTCAACAGTTCCGCATAGCCGACCACGCCTCGACGCTGCTCCAATGCGACCGGCCAGTGCAGGTCAATAGTTGGGGTAATTGCAAACTTGATTTTTGGGTTGGCGGCCAGCCGCTGCACCTGGGCGAGACATTCGGCAATCGTGTCGACGTGGAACTCGACGGTGACGCACACCCGTCCGTCCGGCAGGCTGACCGACCGGACAGCAAAGTAACGGGAGTCATCCACGCTGGTCTCAATCGCAACGATCCCACCGTCCGGCACCACGCCGTCGTACTCGAGGGCAGGCCATGTGCCAGGTGGAATCCAGCCACGGTCGGATGCGACCCACAGGTTGACGGACGCGCGGAGGAATGCGGCACGGTCAGGCGACTCGGCTTCGGCAGCCAGCGTCTCCAGCTCGAGCGTGTGCCCGAGGGCAGGGTTCGCGTATTCCCATGCGGCTGGCGTCATCGGATCTAGGTCGGGTGGCGGTGACCATTCGGCAAAGTAGAACCGGCCGGCAGTCTGCTGGTCAATGGCGCGTATGCCCTGCTCGCGGTACCGCTGGAACACGGTCGACGCCTCGGTGCCTGCGGTTGACCACATAGCCAGCAGAGGGTTAGGACGGGCACGCATCGTCGGCACCAACCCTTGGTCGATTGCCTCGCCGGAGATGTCCCAAATCTCGTCGGCGACGATCAGGTCGCAGCTCAACCCGTGACCGACCGACGGGGACGCCGCTTTGATTAGCCAGCGTGACCCGTCCGTCATCTTGACTTCGTTTCGTCCGTACGCCCGAGAGACTTTCGCCCCGAACTGTGCCTCGAGGATGTCCGCCAGCCGGTGGAATAACTCGACCGCGACGTCCAAACGGTGCGCAGTCGTCAACACGGTGACCGGCCCGCGGCGCGCAGCCTCCTCCGTCAAATACCAGCCCACCAAGGCTGCCAGGGCAGTCGTCTTTCCGTTCTGCCGAGCCGACGACACCAGCCCAGTCCGATGCACAAACCTGCCAACCTCATCCAAAGCAGTCAAACCGCCCAAAGCGTGCAGCTGCCACGGCATCAGATCCACCCCCAGGTGCCTCTTTGCCCATCCCCCCAGATCCGCAGCCCTCGAACGCGACCGATCCGCCACCACCGTCTCTAGGCGTGGTTCATCATGCCCAACACCGGCTAGTCCAGGCTGGTCGCCTTCCTTTGGGATATTCCAAAG